TGGGCTCGGAGATGTGTATAAGAGACAGATCATATCCCTTGTACTTTTGAGGGTCGTCATTTTCGGATAAAAACGACAACCGGTTTAACATTTTGTTTTTATTCTCGTTTTGTAAATTTAAAATCAAATGAATGTGATGGTGCTGTAGCCTTACCACAATAGCCATTTCGCCACCTCGCTTTTATAAAAAACTTTCATACACTCTTTTGTTTTTTAAATACACACCAATAGGTAATATCCCCATCGGCATATCTAAACCCGATTAATTCATGATATCCGTAAGCATCTACTATATCATAACTTGACGCAGAATCAAGTATAGAGCCATTGGGCGCAATCCTCACATTGGCAGATACAGTGGTTAAAGTTACGGAAAGGGGAACCCTTGTCGCAATAGGAAACAACATCTTCATTTCCTGGCAAGTGCCAGCTTCCAGTTCCGGTAAAGGCCCCAAATTCTTTGGATAAAGTATTATAGAGCCATTAGGTAATTCATTGTCTGAATTTGTACAAACCTTCAGATTCATTGTCTCGGCTGTAATGTCACCCTGCAAGTCAACACTCCGCCCATAAAGGCTCCCTCTCAGGAAGTCAATCAGCAGGTTCGGCCTGAACCCGTTCGTCGGATTCATCGGATCACTGTAATTGAAGTCCTTGTACCCGCCCTCCGTCTCCACGGCCGAACCGTCCGCTCTCACCCCGTACTGGGAGAACATGTACTGCCCGTAGAATACGGCGCTCGCCAGTTTTGCGAAGTTCGCCATCAGAATCTCGACGAACGAATACCTGACCTTGTCCATCAGCACCCAGGTGGCCTTGCTGCCGTTGGCCGCATAGTCCTTTTTCGGATTAATATTCTTGAAGGTGCCCTCCTTGTTCAATACGTAATACTGCCCCTCACACAGCACCATGGGTGCGGACAGTGGGGTACGGGTATAGGATACGGATGCCGCGTACTCCCCGGTCGGATAGACCAGTGGGCCGACCGGTCCCTGCTGGAGATACTTCACTTCTCCCGTCTTGCTTGCCAACGCTTTCTTTGCCATATCATGCCGCCGTTGAGATTGTCCATGAAACATTGCCGCCTGCCTGCTGGCACATAGCTTCGGTGCAGGTACCGCTTGCCGCAGCCACATTCGCCGTAGCCGGATTGAGAATGACCCCTGCCGAATCCATAAAGACAAAATAGAACAGCATATTCATTGCCTTCGTGGTCTGTCCCCGCTTGACAAGGATAGGCGTATAAGTCACCGAACCTCCGGAACCGGAAACAATCGTCTCATCCTCGGGATTGGGATTAGTTATGATGTCGTAGGGGTCTGACAAGTCCATCACCGTCTGCGTGTCAAGGCCTATCAGATTGCCGCCCTGCGACACCTCCACCTTGAAGATGCCCGTAGTGTCAACCAGGCTGTCCGTAACGGTCAGACTCTTGCCAGTCTGGTCGACGAGTGTCTGCCAGGTACCGTTAACCATCCTGGACCACTTGTAGGTCAGTCCGGAGGTGATCTCTGACGCTCCACGTCTCGCCATCGCCGTGAGAACGACACTGCCTCCCTTCTCACGGATGGCAAAGTATTTGTCATCACCCGAAACGATGGTCACCACGTTCTGGTTGCCCACACCCTTGGTGATAGAGATGCTGTAGACGAACTGCACCTCATCCGACACGTTGCCCACGGTCACCGTAGCCACCGCCTTGACGCTGCAGCTCGCACCGGATGACGCCTTCACCAGGTTCTTCACGATCTGAAGCCCGTAATAGTTTGTAGTGCCTGCTTTATATGGAATGAACTTGAAATGACCCGTCTCGCCGCCAAACGTGTTCGTGGAGACGTTGGATGTGAAGCTTATCAACACGTCATTGAAATACCACCTGATGGAAGAGGGCACCACAATCCCCTCAGCCACCCGTGAGGAGGTGAGAAGGAAGGAGAGCGTCGGCTTCATCGTGGTAAAGTCGGGGGCTATGTTTGTCGGAGCGCCCGACTCACCGTCATACTCCTGGTACAGGTCTCCCTTGTCGCACATGATGGCAGGCATGTATACACCGGACTTCTGTGAGAATATCACCTGCCCGACCTTACTCGCTACGCTCATCGGTCACCTCCTCCCCGTCTTTATCCATGAAACCCTCCGGAGTGGCGACCTCCACCGGATCTTCCACGCCGTCTATCTCACCCTTGGCCTGCTGCGGGGAAAGGCACACGCCCCCGACTACTGCCGCCCGGTCGAATACCGTATCGCCGGGAAAGCCTGCCACATCGGCCTGCCATAACAGCACATTGCCGTCGGCAGTGCTGTTGCGGATTCCTGCCACTCCCAGCTTGTCCGCAACCTCTCTCGTCACTTTGATATAAAATGCCATACTGCTATCGATTAATGGTTAAACATCCCTTTTCCTTGCCACTATAAACTTACCGCTGTCATCCGTCACGTACTTGCCGTCAGATGTCACCACCGCCGCATACGGGCCCTTGTCAATCACCTTCAGCTGTAGCATCATGCCGTCGGTGCATGGGATGGAGGGCGAGTACCCGGCAGCGGCCAGCACGTATGAGGAGGCGCCGGCCACCTTCGTGTACCATTCGCACTCAAGGATGGCCTGGGGATTGGGGACAATCCCTGCCGTATCACGGATGACCGGTTTCGGGTATATCATCTTGGTTCCGTCGGCCACCTGCTGCGGAAATCCCTCCCAGTCAATCTCGATGGCGGGAATACGTCTGCGGATGGTGGTGGAGACATAGTCTATGTCACTGTCCGGCTTGGATGAAGGAGCACCGTCCTTCGAGTACGATGCTTTCACGACGTAGGTCTGTTCGTGGCCGATATAGTCCCGGTCTATGGTAAGCACGTTCTTTGTCAGTGATACGAACTCCCAGTCATTGTCGCCGTTACCGTCGGTAATCTGCTCCAGTGCGCCCGTATTCAGCTTCCGATAGAAGAAGAACTTGCACTTGTTGGTTGCTGTGACATCTACATCACCGACAAGCAGTCTGGCGGTGATGGCCTGCCTGGCAATGTCCCGACACGGGTTCCAGTCAAGTGCCGACGGAGAGTCGACCATCAGCTTAGGCTGCGCCTCGCTGCCGTCAACGGCGCGGACAAGACGGCTGAAACGGTAGACGTGCGTCTGTCCGGTACGCTTCACATCGACATACTCGGCGTAGAACTCCAGTGTTACCGGACTGCCGGGAACGGTATTCTTTTTCACTTGTATCTTACCCTTCTCGGCTCCGGTCTCGGTAATGACATAGCTCTTGTTGGCAGATGTAATCAATGTCCGCACACCGTTCAAGCGCTCGTACCACTTCATGTTGACCAATGACGCGTTGACCGCGCCCACTTTGGTCACCGCATCCGGGTCGGTGGCATTGCACCGGGGGAACAGCGTCAGGGGGGTAAGCGTGTAGTCCGGAGTGTACTCGACCTTGTCAGCCTGGTACACCTGCACGTCCGGTACGCTGCCGACAACCTCTATCCCGCCGCTGGTCTGGAGAGGGCGGTAGTTGACCTCTATCTTCTTCTGTATAGTCTGCATAATCAAGTATATGAAATGATTGTGACATCCTTATGACCTGTCTTCTTTTCAACCGCCTTTTCAAGACAATCATCCCTACAATCACCATGAACTATTGTGATACGGATTACGGGGAACAATCCAAACACTTTATACCTGTATTCCACTACATGGCTTTTACCAAACTCCACTTTTGACACTCTGCTGACTTGCATAATTCATTTTTTAAAAGGTTATATAATTCATTGTCTCATAATTGTTCTGCCCGTCACGCAGCAATACCCGTGCGACAAACTTGCACCCGGTCATGTTCATATAGTCGGGGCCGAGGTCGTTGACCGTCAGCGGCAGTGACTTGCCGGTTTCCGCGTGTGCGACCGCCCAGGCGTTGTCCTCGGTGACGTTGCCCGTGTCGCGCGTCCACTCCACATCACTGTCAAGGATATGCGCCGTCACATCACGGTTGTACAGCTCACCGGTAATGGTGAGGGTGGTCGCAAAACGCTCCGCATCGAAGTACCAGCCGTTGCTGCTCTCAATGTCGATGCTGAAATCCGGATTGCCCTCGACCATTGCCCAGCCCGCTGCTCCGTACTTCGGTTCGTCGGTAGTGCCGGAAACAAGACACATCCACTTGCATCCGTAGTGCCACACGGTATCGTACATCATCACACGTACAGTCTCGGTCTGTGCCTCGCGGTCGGCTTGGTAGGGTTCTGCTCCCGTGGCGGTCTCCATGCTCCACTCGCCGCGGTCGTTGGCGATGCGGGGCAATACGCCTTGGAAGTCGATGCGGTGGATGTCCTGCGCTACCAATCCCCGAACGTAGATATAAGAGTGCAGGTAGTTGATGGGCAGGTTGTCGAACAGAGACAGATGCTTCAGCCTGCCGACGATCACCGAATAGTTGCTTTCCTCAAGGACGGGTTTTGTGACCCCGTTAAGCATGCAGATACAATGCTCACGGGATGACAGATACCAATAACCCTGCCGTTCAGTATCAACCGGGTTGCCACGGTGTGATAATATCATCAACGGCTCAGGAGGATAATTCTTGCCACCCGGCACCTCACTATCAGGGTACATCACAGCGTTGATCGTATTGGCTGAGGTGTCAACATGCAAGACACGTAGCCAGGAGGTATAATACTTGCCGCCACCTGATGCAAGGTCATTGACAACACCATATACAACATCGTTTTCTGCCAGTGCAGTAAAGTCGTTATCCCACCGTTTCTTCATCTTCAGGCTGTATGTGCCGTCTTCAAGTTGCGATACACTTTCGATGGTACCGGACTCGGAGAAGGAATAGTCGCTCTCCATGGCAGAGAGACGGTTGAAGATAAGTTCAAGGACAGTAAGGGAATCGCGGACTTCAAGGCGTTCAAACTGCGCGCGGCCGTCAGGGAATATTCCGGCACCCTTGCCCGCGACCATAGAGTCGATAAACTCGCCAAACTTCAACAGAAAATTTGTGCCGTCCTCTTTATCCTTATGCAGATATATTTTATCTATTTCTTTTAAGATATCCTTTATAATCTGCTTATCCGTATCAGACAATTCCTTCAAGGCATCCGCTATGCGCTTAAAGTTTCGTTCCCACTTTAAGCGAACATCGCGCCCGGTATCATTCGAGCCATTCCAAGGTACTATATTTTCAAACTTGGTATCCATCAACCCAATTCAAGTTCATTATCATTAAAAGACAGCAATAGAGGCTGCCAGCACATGCCATATTCCATAGTATCCAGATTGATAAAATTCAGCATATAATCAGCAAACCTATTGTTCTCTTTATGGCTCTGCTTACGCAGACGTGCATTGTTCACCGTTATGACCCCATCACTTTTGCGACGCTCATAACTATAACTCATGAAAGAAAAAGAAAAGCTTTTTCCTTCGGAGGACAACTGCCTCATTTCATCTATTGCCTGGAATACATTCATGTTGCAAAATTATCTGTACCGGTACCATAAAAAAAGGACACTACCTACTGACATTGCCCTCCAGGACTTCGAGCCTTTTTATGCCATCCCGCACCTTACGGGAGTCAACCACCAATTCTTTTTTTGCGAGAATTTCGAGCAACTCATTGTTGCGAGCCAACAACCTCACGATCTGCGAGCGTTGTTCCGGTGTCAAGCCAGACAAGACGTTACCTTTGTCGGACGACAACGCCATAGAGTAATCACTCGTATCAACATAACCACCGCCATACTTGCCGCTGCGTGTACGAACCTGCTCCAATATCTGCGTCGTATTGAGCATACGGATAGTCCCGTTTTTCTGTGCAATGTCAAACACATCCAAGAACTGGCGCACATGCGGATTGGCCACACCTTCATGGTTGGCCACAAACTCGTTCTTATGTACCGGAATAACACCAGCTACATCATCAGGATTACCGTTCTTGGTATAGCCCTCCACATACTCATCCACATAACCACCGGATTTCAGTCCCTTCGCTTCATCACGCTGTTGTTTGGCAACGGCAATCTGTGCAGCACCACTGGCAATGGCTGCCGCAGCAGCAACGGCTCCCAATGCCGGCCCAACAATAGGGATACCGGCCATAGCCTTGTATGCCTCCATAGCGGCAACCGCAGTACTGGCAGTCACTTGAAGGACAGAGGCGGCAAACTGTTTGTCGGCATACTTCTTTTTAACCTGGTTGATGGCTTCTTCCTTCTCCTCCTCAAGCTTCGTGGTATCTTTACCGGCTTTCTTGGCCGCCTTAATCTCTTTATCATATTTTCGGGTAACTTTGCTGACCTCCGCATCCTGCAAAGCACTTACCACCTGACTGGCAGCAGATGCGGCCTGACCAATGACGTCGAATGCCGCCCTCGCCATATCTTCCCGTAACTGTTCCTGCTCTTCTGCAATACGGGTCTTCTCTGCCTGATATTCTTCATATGTTATCAAATCGGCATCATACATCGCCTGAAGAATATCGTTTTTCTGAGAAAAGGAAGAAGCGGAATCCATATCCATGAATCCTTGTTCACGGTGGCTGTCCTTTTCCTCTTTTTGAGAGGAAAGCCCCATATCCAGCAGCTTGTCATCGACGGCTGTAGTATCATCTCCATATTGCAACTGCATGGCACGTTTCTGCTCCAGGTAATCGCGTTCAGCTTCGAGTAATTTCCTGCGATACTCCTCTTCGGAACGAATATCCCCATCAAGGTAGGCTTGTTTTATCTGCTGCCGGTCTGACTTATATGATGAATCAAGGGCGGCAAAGGTCTCCTGCTTTTCCTTACCTTCAGCTTCACTCTTAGCCTTATCAATACGGGCAGCTTCAGCTATCATCTTGTCATAAATCTGCCCTTGTATATCTGATGTATCCTTGCCATAAGCTTCCAGCAAAGCTTTCCTCTCCAGCAGAAATTTCATTTCAGAATCCTGCAAGGCCTGGTTGTATGCATCTTCGGTGTGCTGCCTATTCAGATATTCTTCCTTCCACAAATTCTGCTCGACCAGCATTGCCTGCTTCAGCTTCTCTTCACGGGCCTTCAGTTCTTTGTCAAGGCCATTATCATCTACTCCATTGCTGTTTCCTTCTGGTACCGGATTATCTACTTCTTGTTCGGGCAGCTTTGCAAGAATCGCTTCCAATTCCTTTTTCTTCACAGCATAGCTACCATATAATTTTAGGCGTTCTTGCAGTTGATGTTTTAACCCACCGATAACCGCCTTTTCCAAAGACTTGTCATCGCCAATCCATTTCATCTTTTCCGCCTTTTGTTCCTGGAACCATTTACGGTGAATCGCCATCTCTTCAGCCATGCGGTCCTTAAGTTCGCTGATGGCTGCTTCAGTCTCGCTCCGTGTACGTTGCTTCTGGTCATCATCCAGCAAATCCAGATTATCGGCTTTGCTTTTTATACCAGCAATACGTCCCATCAGCGTTTCATAGCGCTCCATTTTGGCATTCAAGGCTTCTTGAGCCTCTGTCGCCTCATTGGTCCTGGTTTTGAATATAACCAGATATGATACGACACCAGCCAATACCGAAGCTACAAGTCCCAACGGATTAGCCTTCAATGTCTTGTTAAACAATGACGCTGCGGCAGTAGCGCCTTTGGTTATAGTAGTCCACAAGCTTTTGGCCATAGTGTCTGCCTTTACGACCAATGTATAGGCAGCAACAGCAGCCGAGGCTGCAACAATGGCCCCCTTGTACTTCCATAAGATGGAAATCATAGTTCCCAATCCCTTCACCGTCAGACTGCCCGTCGTTATCATGTACTTCATCACCGGCTGGAGCTTTTCGCCCAGTTCCACCCGTATATCTTTGAAGTTATTCTTCGCCTTATCCAGCCCCGCCTGAACCGTATTGTTCTGTACATTGACCTCTTTAATAATGCTGGTACCGTCGCGATACGCATCATTAGCCAATCTTTGCGCTTTACGAATATCATCTATCTTGCCGGCCATCGTGCTGATGACACCGGAAGCCCGGACACCATCCAGCCCCATCTCCTTGAACATAGGTGCCAGCTGGTCAAGTCCTCCTTTCTTATTCAATGTATCCAGGAACTGAAGTATCGCCTCGTTCGCATCCTTTTTGATAAGAGAGGTAAAATCCTCCACGCTCTGCCCTGCAATCTTGGCAAACTTGGCTGGCTCCTGGTACATCTTCATCATCAGCGTCTGGAAAGCCGTCGCCGCCATCTCCTGCTGCTGCATGTTCTGGTCAAGTACAGAGGCATATCCCAGAATGTCACCCTGAGCAACCTTCGCCTGATTCGCTGCCCCTGCCACGCGAGCAGTAAATCCTACCAGGTATGCTTCTGCCGCACTGGAGTTCTGTGCCACCTCATTAATGGCGCTACCGGTAGCCAACATCGCCCCACGCAACCCAAGTTTCTGGTCCTCACCGAACATCTGTGCCAACTTGCCGATGTTCTTCACCGCATCATCCCCCAAATCCTCACCCAGTGCCACATTAATCTTATCGGCCGCATCGACAAACTCCAATACATCCTTCTTCCCGGTAATCCCCAAACGACCAGCATCACCGGCCAGAGCATTCAGCTTCTCACGCGCTGTACGGGTATCCATTTCCTTGAACTCTTCATTCAGTCCCTTGACTTCATCTCGGGTCATACCGGTGTACTTGATAACTTGTGCTTCGGCTTCCTCCATCTCCGCATATTCATCCACACATTTGCGGGCAGTCAAGGCCACCCCGGTAAGAGCCCCGACAACTCCTGCCCCCATAGCTGCATACCTATTAACCCCATCAGCCATTTTGGAAAGAGAAAAACGGGTCTCACGTGCCTGCACCTCCACCTCTCTCATCCGTTGCCTGGTCAGCAGATAATCAGCCCGTAGCGCTTTCCATTTCTCCGTGCCGGGAGTGGCATTATCCATCTGCCTCTTGAGGGAAGCCGCAGCCTTGCGCAATTCCGAGTAAGACAATGCAGTCTTTCCAGCCTCTATACGTTGAACGGCGAGCGCAGCATTCAGTTTATCCAGATTCTCTTTCTGCTCCTTGTATTCCGCTGAATTCTCCTTCCCTTCTGCCCGCAATTTCGCCATTTCAACCTTGACAGCATCAATCTGCCGTTTGGTCTCGTCAAACTTCGCTTTCGCCTCCGAATTATCAATCCGGATTGCCATTCTAAAGTCTTGTATGTTAACCGCCATATCTTTACCTATTAATCCAGGACAAAGGTATCTTCAAGCGTCACCTTGAAAAAGGACATGAAAAAGCCCGGCAATCCATCACGGACTACCAGGCCAGCACTTATGAACAAAAAGTGTTATCCGTCAAGCCAACGGCCATTATCCAGCCACACCCCTCCGTCACGCCAACGGCCATCAGCCAATATCCACCGGACATCAGCCTCAGTATCGCTGATACGGATGGGATAGAACGTACCGGTCCAGGCTCCCTTACGACCGAACGCATCCAATGTGAATTCCATCTCCTTGCAGACATATCGCTTGTTGCGTATCTCAAACACTTGGTGAGCGGCATATACATTCGGGTCATGGCTCTGGACCTTCACCGCCTTGGTGTAATCAATATCATAGTTACCTTGGTAAAATTGTGCATTCATTGTCACCAACCGAAGAGATGCCCCTACTGTATTCGTCTGGTAATATCTGGAGAAACCGGTATCCGCATCAGCTATATACTCATCAATATATGGACGGGGAAAAGGGTACATCAATCCTCCCAATGCTTTCACTTCTGCCATACCACTATAAAAAGCCAGACAAATATCAGTCTTGCCACTTGAAGTCTCGTTTGTATTGTTTGTTATCATCTCTTCAAGTGTCTGCCCCATAGTAGTATCTCCCTCTGAACTGCCACTACTGATAACCGGAAGATAGAGTTTGATACCGCTCACACGTACCGGATCGCCAGTCTGATACCTATTTATCTCCGAAACAGCCAGTTCCACCGGTATCATTTCCAATTCCAATGTCGTAGTCGCATTTTCTCTCTCCAGATTCATGAATTCGTTCACCATCGCATAATCCGGTTCATTCTCCCATCCTGCATGATTACGCAGATACAGATATTCTCTGCCATCACTCAAATCCTTATAAATGGTATCCGTCAGTTGATGAGCCGAATTCATAAACCACTCCTGAATACGCTCATATCTCTCCGGCACATAATCAGCAGGAATTGTATCCCTCTTAGCAGCCTTATTCACTGCATCAGACAAGCAACGCCAGCGCCAGAACTCACTGTCCGGCAATTTATATTCCACATTCGAGAAAGTAGCATCTTCAATATCCGGCTCTTCAACCTCCACCTCATACACATCCTCTACATTCTGCACATGTACGGAAGTGCCTCCGGTAAAATAGTTCCCTCTCAGCAACAGCCTGGCCGTACGCTTGCGGTTGTCAACCAGAAATACAGCATTGAACAACCGCTCCACCTGCTCAAGGAAATCCTTCACGCTCCAGCCCGGCAGCATCTTGTTCCACAATACCGTTGGTACCGTATGACAGATATACACATCCTTATATACCGTATTCTCCAATTGGTTCTCCGTCAACCCATATCCGAGTGCCCTCATCAGCTCCTTGATGTAAGCGCACAAATAAGGCTGCGGTGTCACTTCGAACATGTCATCCGTATCTACTCGTCGGTTGGTCACACCAGCATCTGCCTTGACACACCACTGGTTGTGTATATTTCCGGTATCCTGGTCAAGTACCGGCGCCAGACAATACTCCACTTCCGGATAGGTTTTCTCAATATGGGGAAACATATCCGTCGTCAGTACATCCGTCCGCTTCATTTCCAGAGTTCCAATCAGCAAGTCACCACCGACAAAATAATTCAGTTCGGAATTGCCGCTCGCAATCTGGAGCGATACCGTATCATCGGTCCAACCGGTAATAATCTCCGTACCGTTGCAATACACCCTATTGTCAGCTACCAATATGGCAGCGCGTTTGGTTTTCACCTCCTGCACGCTGTTCAACCGGTTCAAATGCGCATACAGTTCCGCATTGGTAGCATTAGTCAGCTGCAATGTTATCTCGTAGGTATATTCTCCATTCTTGGTAATCAACGGATTCTCACGCTTCACCTGAATGGAAAAATCCTTCGGAAGTACGGCTTGCACACCGTCAATAAACAATTCAGTCATAATCAACCAAGTTAAGTCCTATACTCATTCCGTTCCAGCCGCCGAACACATCGTACTCCCACTCCACTGTCATACTCTCTGCCCCCTCCACTTCTCCACAAAAGAAATCCATCTCCCGGAGTTTGGTTTTAAGCAGTTGCATGACCTGCTGGATGCGTGCATAATGCAGCAGTTCCTCTTCGTCGGTCTCCTGACCAGACGGAACCTTCTCAATCAGGAACAGCAACAAGCTATTCCGTTCCCGATAATTGTCTTCATTACCCTGCGACACTGCATCCGGGTAGTTGGCACACAGCATCAACCCCGTACAGTCTCTCAATTTCTTGACAAGATGCTTTTCGCTGACGGCAATCACTGTCCCGTCAATCTTCGTCCGGCTGACCTTATTGACGCGCTCTTTCAGTTCTACCAGCATCTCCCTATATCTCTGTATATTTATCATAGCCCTATCAAATTATTCTGTTCAGGATTCGCCATGGTGAAGCTGAACTCCACCGCCTTCAAGACGCTACGCCTGAAGGAGCGTTCAAACTTCTGTTTCGTAATCACAATAGGCAGCCATTCGCCATCCACAAGAATCTCCACCTCTTGTGCGTTCAGCATGTTGTGCCATAATTTATAATCACTCTGCAACATGATGCAGCCGGAGTTGACCGTGTATTCATCAGTAACCTTGACACCGAACTTGCGTTGTACCCCGTACATGGCTGCTGCATCACTCTCGTTGTTTCCGGTCAGTTTCAGTTCACCGGTAGCCGTTAAAGTCTCAGGCATGTCATACACATTCTTGAAACGGAAACACCATACATCCACATACCTTGTACCATCAACGTAAAACTGCATGGAGCCTCCGAGCATGGCCACCGTATAACTGGCTATGTCCGATTTGGAAAATCCGGGAAGCACAGTATCCGGACTCACATCCACCGTGAAAGGCTCCGAAGAAGATACCGGGAATGACTTGCTCTCCTGGCCACCATCCTGGAAAAAGGCCGTTATGTCATATCCTCCATTCTGCGGATAACCACTCACATACTCTTTGGCCCCCATACGTGTCACCTTGGCAGCCACCTCACTCAGTATTCCCGGAGAAGCGGCATCCTTCCGGGTCTGCATCCGGCTGAACATCACGTAGCTCTGCGCGTCTTCTATCTCGTTGATAAGGAAGGTGAACGTCCCCGAAGCGGTGCTCTGCGGTGCATAGTCCAGGCACCACACGCCCCACAATGCCAATTCGCAGAACTTGCCCAGCCCTCGGATTCGCACCTGGTTGTCGGCATCCGGTACATATTCTTCATCAAGTATCTTTTTACCGCCATATTTTATGGCAAAAGTTATGGTCACATCCGTGTCAATGATGTAGTCCTGCATGGTGGCGCAGAACTCCCGTGCCCTGGGTCTCTGTATTACATTCATAAACGACAATATTTGTTTCTACGGTCATTTTTCGGCAGCAGCTCGTAATCGATCATACTACCGTCACGCGCCCGCTTCATCTCATCTATCCAAGTGGCAGCATCGTCTGCCATCCATCCGGCCACACGCTCCACATCATCGAGCGATGCCGGTTCACTTGCATTCATACCGCTTTCTGCCACAAACCTGCGGATCACTCCCCCCGGTATCGCTCCCAAAGACAAGCGACGAAGCGCCATACTCATAGCCAGTAACGCCACCGCCTTGCATGCTGCGAAATGCGCGTCCGTCTCCGGTACCGAACTTTCTGCAAGCAATGCCTCCCAACCGGCACCGTATGCCCGCTTCACCGTCAACTGCTGGGCTTCTCTGATGAAAGGCAGAAGCAGCAGGAACATACGCTCACTCTTATTTATCGGGAAATAGGTATCGAAAGAAATCCCATTACGGATTATCAACATCTGAGCAGACTTATACATATCGCTATCCGTCCACTCTTTCAGTTCCTTGTCATTCAGATAACGAATCAGCACATCCACCGCCTTGTAGTATTCTTCGAGGTGCAGCGCGTCATCACGGTCCAACTGCCACTCCCAGGGTAGTTTTTCGCTGCCATCGGTAGCCACCTTGAACTTGCGCCCGTCATCCTCATGGCTGAGGTCATTCTTCTGATACAGCCGCAATGTGGCCAACAGCGCAATCGGCCGTTGCACCTTGCGTACAATCCCGGTATCAACACCCTCTTTCTCCGGATTGAGATAATAGTTCTCTGCCAGTTCTATCACCTTGCTACCGACCAACTGCGCCAGTTCTTCAGTAGCCAGCTCTATCTCACCGATAACCTTGGTGAAATCATTGTTAGCGTAATAGTTGGCGGTCAACTCACGCAATTCTTTGGCACCTTGGCCGTCTTTGTTGAATATCATAACATCATTTTTTTAGATTCCTCATCAGTTCGTCTGCCCGCTGCCTATCATCGAGCAACTTCATCATCACACGCAGCAACAGCGTATCATCGGTAGCCCTCGCATTGCCGAACACTCCGCTTTCGGCCACAGAAAAGAGTATCGAGTTCATGCCCAGGCTCTGCACATCATTCTGCCGGGCATCCTTGTCCCTTCCACGGGAAAATACCGGTCCGAAGCACAGTTCCAGTCCGTCAATGATGAAAGTTCCGGAAAACAAGTATTCACAGAAGTAGGAGAACCAGGCATAAATCCCCCATCTCATCCACACCGGCATGTGCTCCACAAGCCCCATGTATCTGCCCATATATTGCTCACGGAAGGGCTCACGCTCTACACAGCCTTTTTTCTCCACCGGAGGACGATAGAGGATGGCACACAATGCCTGCAAGTCTACCGGATCATGCCCGACATTATACCTATTGACCGCAGCCACCGCATGACGGAACTCACCAAAAGCCAAATCCGCCCCATGACTCATCGGACCACGAAGATATCGCCATTCCGGTATCAGATTCACGGTCGAGTCATACGCCAGTACCACAGCGTCTCCCTCCATTCTCCACATCCATGTCAATGTCTCGGCCAGATGGTCCACCAGCAGCATATCCTGCACCTTTGAACGGAAGACATATCCCCTATTCTTCAGTACATACGCACACCACTCGCGCTTCACGTCCAGTAAGCTGATGCCCGGTTTCGTCATCAGCTTCTCCCGGTTCTTCAGCAGGTGCAGCCACTCCAACGGCTTCACCTCCTCCCAGCAGTCCGGGAATTCAATATCCTTCTGTCTCATATCTATACTTGTTTTGCCGCTCTGTCCGGCGTCGATACATTCTCTTCCTTGTTGATAACCTTCCGGTAAATACCGAGGAAAATCCCCTTCTTATGCGGGAAATTAATACGGATGGCATCATTGATTGCCTCCAGTACAATATCCTCGGGAATCTGTGTGTCAGCCCCGTAGAATATCTTCAATGCATAGAGCATCTGGCTGCCGCTGTCACTCTTGCCGTCAATGATGATGTTGGCCAATGCCGGAGAAAGCCCGAAACCGCTGGTAGTGGAACTGTCCGCGATGCGTGAAATCTTCGCCTGCGCCTCGATGTACTTGTCGATATTCATCTCGATAGGCTCTATCTTCCAGCTCTGGGCATTACCGTCGGCATCCACGAAGTCGACACAGCTGAAGAACTTGCCGGCATTCTTCTTGCCAGCCATCACGTTGGCGATGGTTTCGGTCAATTCATCCTTCAGCCGCTCCATTTCCTTCTGAATCTTCGTCTCATCCCAATCCTCGTGCATGGCCATAATCAGCTCATGTTTCTGGTTCCAGTACTCCTGCGGAGAATGCACCACATACGCGGCTGCAATCATGTTCTCATTCAGGTGCTTGATGATTTCCGGAAGGTTGTTCGCATTCTCCAGCCAGGGGACCGACCCATAGAAGCAGGAAATCGCATACATACTACGGCCAAAGCTCCGCATGCAATGGTATTTAATGGCTGTTTCGTACCGGGTCGGATTCCATTTGTCAAAAGCCGGGTACTTGCGGAACGTGCGGCTCTTGAAGGAATCAAAATCACCGGTGAGGTATTCCGTGACATCCTCAAGCCTACGGCTGTCATTCTCCGGCCACACCAGACGGCTTTCTTCGCTGTGCAGTGACTCCAATCGCTGCACCCATGGGCGACCGATACGCACTCCCTTGCCCATATAATACTTGGTGAAATGCCCGTTCATGTGCGTGTATTCAACCAAGTTGTCACGTATATACCCTTTGTAGTCCCAGCTATCCAGCCATTCCTGAATCTCGGCATCCTCCATCCATTCCTGGATGCGTTCGTTATTCTCAATCTTCACCCGGTAAAGCATCGGCCCCTGCCCATACAGCAACCCCACCTTACGGTCCAAAATACCGGGACCCAGGTTGTTCTTCTCCAGCAAGTCACGGATGGCATTTGGCATATTGTTGTCCGGGCCCCATGGAACCACACGTACACCGGCCACCGATACCGGGTCACCGTCCCAGTCCTGCGAGCCAGCATTAAAGAACTGACTCATGCTCTGGCTCCAGTCCATGTTAATGGCATATTGCCCGGCAGCCGTATCCACAAAACTGAAACTGCCTATCTTCTTTATCTCACTCATAACTATCTATTGATATAAATTCTCGTTGTATTAATGAACAGCGAACCGCAATAATCCACCACTATCTGCTGAAGTTCCGGTATATGCTGTTCAATCACGGGATTAAACCAAGGTTTCGGCTCCCGGTTCCAATCCTTGTTGCTTTTCTTGGTGATTACCCGTGTACCACCCTCCATATTATATCCACGGCCTACACCCAGATGAACATAAAGCCCATCGGCATTGAATCCGAAGCCGATGCTCGTAATCTCCTCGCCTTTGGCCGGCACCTTGCCCCAATGCCGGTAATTCTGCCTGATGGATGCCGAAAGCTTCTTATCTTCATCAATCCATTTCGATACGCTCGCCTGCAACGCCTCGTTCACTTTCTTTCCCCAGGCGCGTATCCGACCGTTGAATGCCGCAACCGCTTTCGCATCCTGCTGCCGCTCGAACTGCTGCGTAATGCCGGTATCACCCTCTATCGTGATGTCCAGCGGAAACCTATCAGCCAGCCGGTTCTTCTTGCTCCACCAGCTGCTGCGATTGTTATTTTGCGATAATCGTTCTGCATGTGCTCCCATGCTGCAAAAGTACCCCAGACCACTTATCCGAAAAAGGACACAAAAAAACCGGCTATCCATCACGGACCACCGGCTTCTCAAATGTAAAAAAAAATGTTTCTTAGAAAATATCCTCTACGGCAAAGTCATCCAGACCACCATCCTCATGCGTCAGAACCTTGCCGTCAGCATCTGTAGTCGAACATATATGGCGCATGATGTAATCCTCTTCGCTCATGCCTCCAGTCAGAACCAATAAGGCATCCTCTCGAGAATAATATATCAAAGCTTTGGCACAATATTGAATATATTTTTTTTCATGCGGAAACAACACACAGAAATCATCAGCCGAAGGCTCTATACCCAATTCAGACCGTATTTCTTCAATCTGTTGGAACAATGGCTTCAACCCTGCTGATACCGGGACCTCAAGCTGATATTCCATCCGGTATATATTCTTGCTATTCTTTGCGGCCTCGTTCATTGCTCCCCCCTTTCTCTTCTTTCTCAATATATTCATTCAAGAACTTGGCAAGTTTTTTGAGTACTTCCAGTGTAATGTCGCTCGACTGACATTCAAGATTGTATATTGATTCTTTTGCTCCATTGCTGCTGACAGCTACGGTTTTCATAATCCAAGTCTCTTTCATACCTCACCCCCTTTCCGGCACTTCTTTGCCTTATAAACGCACAATGCAACGGCGATGACCAGCGGCGGAAACACCAGGCTGGCGCACGTCCAGCCGATGGCACGGAAATACCATTTGTCAGCTTCGGTCTGGACTTCGCAGTCGGGAGCCAAAGCGCGGTAGTACTTGCGTTGGAGGTTATTCACTTGCTCGGTAAGAGCATTAACAGATTCGCCCACGGATATGTGTGGAGCAGGTACGGACTGCGTACCGATAGTTAGTTCTTTCATTTTGGAATGCAATTAAAATGAAACAATATGTTATTAAAGACGGGAAAGGGAACCTTCTCCAAAAAATCGGAAAAACTTATAAACAAAGAAAGTTCCGCTTTCCCGTTGCATTCCACCTTGAATAGGCAGTGGGCGCATTAACGCTCCACACGGGGGTCGGAACTTATAGTTGATCCATAGGCATAAAAAATGCCAACGGCAAAAGTTGGCGAACAATCTCCGCCTATTCAAAATGGAATGCACTGCAAAGATGGGAGTTTATTTTGAAACAACAAAAGAAAAGCGGAGTTTTTTGCTCCGCTTTCCATATCATTAGTTATAAACATCATCTGTTATTTTCCGTCTTTTTTATGAGAATCCTTCTTTTTATCAGATTCCTCTAATTTATTAGATTCTTGATTATCATCAAAATCCTGCTTTGTATTAATTCCCTCACCTATCGATTCATCTTGAGTAACCTCCTTACTCAGAAGCCAATGATACACATTCTGCTGATTAGTCGTCACTACATAGGCTTGTTCAAATTCCCAACCACGTTTTCCCATATAATTCATAGCATCTACCATTGAGTTGAATTGAATTTTTTTGCCTTTATTATCAACCAAATGTTGTTTAGACGCTCCAGTCCAAAAACTTGTTTCTTGTCCAAAATCAATCGTAACAGAGACCTTATTGCTCAAAAGTTTTCCCGTACCAACTAATTCACAGAATACTTTATAAGGTTTTTGCGCTACTACTCCCATACTGATGAACATCAGCATCAAAAACAAACATTTCCTCATTCTATAATACAATTTAAATGAAATATATATTTATTAGTGCTCATTGTTAACAAATTATCCGTTTTCCAAGTCAGTCAATCTTTCTTTCAATTCATGAAAATATTGCTCTATTTCTTTTCCATCATTTTCTGTTTTGTATATTTTAAAATCACATAAATCATACAGTAAGTCAGTCCGTTTATTATTCATCTCTCTCAATCTTAACAAAATGCTAATACGTGAATTTTCATCCTTAGTAAAAATCCGAAGCCTCAATTTCTGATTTGCTCTTTCAGGTTGAGACTGATATTTAAACAAATCTTCAAAATAGTGATAATCTACTTTACCTAAAGAATGCCCAAAAAATATTATCTCGTCAGCATCCAAAAGTTTTTTCCTCACATTATGTGATTTATAATATGAACTAAATGTCTTTATCATAAAAGAAAAACCTTCATGAATTTCCAATGTATCTTCAAACCCCAAAATAATCGAATTATCCAAGACACTACCATGTACATAATCTATTGGAGCTTTAATAGCTCCAATCTGAGGTTCCAATCGTTTTAAATTTGTATAATTAAAAGATATAATATTCAATAGAGGATATTCTTTTAATATTTTAAGCAAACGAATAGCTTTAGAAGAGGAATCAATATGCTGATAATTTATATCCTTAATATAGGAACACAGACTGCTTTGCAATGCAAAAAAAGATTTCTTTTCTAAATCAGTAGCCGGCCTTTTTCGTACTATTGCAAAATCAGCAAGCTCTTTTTCAATATCAATCCAATTATGATTATCAGAAGCTTTTTCCTTTAAATAGTTAAATAAATTAACTTCTTTTTTGTCAGAGTGAACATAAGCACTAATAGAATGTGCTCTATCAAAATAATCACTATTCATATAGTCATTATACTTTGTTTTTAATCCCAAATCAAGATCAAATCCATTCCCAATGACAAGAACCACCCTATAATCCTTATTTTCCATATATTTAATTAATAATTTCCTATTCAAACATTTATATGCTATTTTTGCAAAAAACATCCGCTATGAACGAAATAGAACTTCGCAAATACTGTTTGGATAAAGCTATAGAGATACTTGGTTGGTACAAGAACTTCTTTCCCAAGAAGGAGTTGCACCCTCTTATTATCTCGGAAATCCTCTACCGTTACCTCACCACCGGACAAGCTGAGTACTTCGAATTACCCCATGCACGTGGGTAAAGCTACCGTTATGTGAAAATGCAATGAACTTATTGCCTCATTTGTAGTATTTTCACTTATACCAGCTTTTGCCACGCAAATTCTCAATCCACCTTCTTTTGTAGAATTTTCCGATGTAGTAACGGACACATTGAAGTCAATCTTCTGCAACCAACGTCCATCTTGTGAATACACCATCCTATCTTGATGGTTCTCGGGTATAGGATTAACAAGTAATCCTTTATCACTCATTTCCTCATTCAATTCTGTGACAGCATTAGAAATATCTTTTATTGTAGCTTTTATAAAATCTTTCAGTTCCATAGTATTGTCTTTTCCATAGTTCATAAATGGCGAATCCCTTCTCAAAACGCGCCCAAAGGTATAGTGACACCTTAACCCGGTTCTACGGATTACGTTTTGAAAAGGGATTCATGTTGGTAACAAATTCACTATGTTTAGGGCACTGCAAACATCGGAATAATATTTGTAACGGCAAAAATGAAACGGAGTTTTTTGCTCCGCTTCTGAAATCTATCAAAATCTCCTTCATGATTTGTAACAAAAAAGGCTCCCACATCACATGGAAGCCTTCGAAAATCACATTGTATAATACGCTGTCAAACAATAACTACACAACGGATAAAAATTCTTTTCCAATACGGTGAATACCATCCACAATGCGTCTTCTTTGTTCAATGCGGGGAACACGCAACCCACTGGCATAATGGGAAAGCTGTTGCTGGTTAATGCCAGAGACACGGGATATGGCAGCCAAGGAGGTAAACTGTTCGCACTTACGGAGCAGTGCGGCAACTCCCAATTCCACATCGAATTCATAGTCTCCGCTAACAAGCCACTCGGGAAGCGTTTCGCCATCCTGCAATAGTCCTTCCACATGTTCACGGACAGCCTCAGATAGTTCAATCATCAAGCTCTCATAACTTTTGGAAGTAGCAACAACCATGCCGCATAGTACATCATCTTCGGTAACTGCACCGAAATTCTTATCGCACCAGTCAACCTTAACTTTAATCTTTTCCATAATTTTCTCCTTATCTTTGAAGCAGGGTGTTATTTCCACCCCGCTTGTTTCCAAATACTGTTTAATAAAAATTGGCTTAATACCTCACTTTCATGACCTCTTACTGTCACCCTGCCTTTTTTCGTAGGATGCTTGAATTGCCGGTGGTCACCTCCAGAGCCTTTCAACTTCACCCATCCGTCAGCTTCGAGTAACTTGATTACTTCTCTGACTTTGTATTTCTTCATTTGTGAATTGTTATCGTTTGACTCTGCAAAGATATAAATATTTATATCATTCACAAAACTATCGGGCAGAAAAATGATATTATTTTTTATATCATTTTATTCCCCTCCGTGGTTGAAGGAACGGTAACACGACCAGTCATTCCGCTTTTCGGGCCCCATTCCGTTTGCGAGCGTGCTCGCAAACGGAATGGGTGCGCCCTGCACCCCCTCCGTCAAATCAGCCCCTCATCGCCAAAACTGTAATATCCACCATTCGTTATAATCACATGGTCTATCATCCTAATATTTAATAACCCTGCCGCCTTTTTAAGTTGCTCCGTCAGCCTCTTGTCCTCATTGCTCGGTCGGCTGTTGCCACTCGGATGGTTATGCACCGCTGCGAACTGCACCGCCCCCGTATCAATCAGCACGCGCATAATCAGCCTTATATCCGCTGAAGTCTGGTCTATGCCGCCTACCGATATACGTACTTTCTTGATAAGCCGTCCGGCTTGGTTTATCGACACTACCCAAAATTCCTCATTCGGCAAATCTCCTATCAACGGCTCCATCAGTTCGTATATGTCTTTGCTCATCCTTATCTGCCTGCGTTCCACCTGCTGCGACTGTTGTCTCTTGTACATCTCCACGGCCGCCACGGCTACCCTCCTGCGTCCAGGAGTCAAAGAGGAAAACAATTTTTCAAGGTCTATCACCTCGTTGCTGCGTTCGATGTCCGAAACAATCTGTCTGTTGTTGCTGATTTCGTAAATCAGTTCGCTGTCGCTCATGTAGCGGCAATCGTTATCAAAAAGAGTATTCATTGTATGGATTAAATTGTTATAAAAGAATTGTCTTACCTAAGAAATAGCCTCCCAAAACCTCTGCCCCAAGCGTTTCAAGTGCACATGCAAACCGTGCGTAACTATGCCCCTGCGTCAGTATATCATCGAATACAAGGCATTTCTTACCCTTGAAAAAACGCTTATCAAACTTGATGACCTCCACCGTCTGCACCGTCTTGGCCGCTTTCGTCTCATGGATGGCAATCCGTCCACCCTCAATGGTAATTGCTTTGTACGCATTCCTGCACCCCGTCAGCCGTGCCACCTCTTCGGCAAAAGCCTTGTATCTGATTTCGTTCTTCTCTCCGCTACTGGCTGGTATGCAGACCAACGTCACGTTGCAAACTTCTGCACCGAACTGCTCACGCATCTTCTTTGCTACAAGTTCTGCCACAGACGCACTGCGCTTCCCGTCCTTAAAATCCCATATCATCCTGCGGATAGACCACTCCCGTTTGTTAGCCTCGTACTTGGTAGGCAAGTAATCAAAGAAGTTAAACATGAATTTAGACCATTGATTTTTCCATGCTTCGGGGATGTTTCTTTTTGCTGCCATAACTGTAAGTTTTTAATTTATTCTGGATTTCTGGAGTCGTCGGGTGGAGCCTTTTTTAATTTTCTCCGTTTCCCGGAACGACTTTTTTTTTATTCCGGCGTGTCTGTATGACGTGCGGTATGGTTGCCTTTTGATGCCGCAATAATTGAGGTGCCGAGGATGACATTCCGCAAGGTTCCGACTAAAACCGAAGGCTTGAATACTACCCGTAGGGGTGGAGATTTTTTAGCGGACAACGCCCGACCTTGCTTGTCAGACCGGTGCCCTACATTTGCGGACTCAAAAGACTACCTGACCGCATACAGAGATGCAGGAAATGAAAAGGAGTTGCGGAAAAGAAACGGAGGCACGCCAAGCGGAACGCTTACCGCTCTGCCCTTCCAGATGGAGGGGCGTTTCATAAAAACAGACAGAAAGCACCGCTTTCTACCGCTAAGACGCGAAAAATCCCGTTATGCAAGTTTGACATAGGATATACCGCCACCGGCACCTAAACCAGACTTGTATAACGGGATTTTTCGCGCGCCCACCCCGTATCGGGGTGACTTCTTCTCCCAATGGGGCGTTTTTGGGTACAGAAACACCCTAATCAAAAATCCATCTCCTTGAAAACCAAAAAGAAAACCCATCCCTGCAACTTCTGTTGTAGGGATGAACCAGCTTGCTGCCCGAGCCGCGCCGTCGGTAAGTTGCAGTCGCAAGTGCCCTTTCAGATTCGGAAATATGACAAAACCTTTACAATTTGTACCCGATGCTCCCAATCCCACCCGCTTCGGCCTCTCCCATAAACGAAAGGCCCTGCCATCCTCACGGACAACAGAGCCAAAGCAAACAGAAAAGAAATGTCACACCGAAGCGGCACCGGACACATTGCGGCCCATCCTCCAGGTGCGGATAATCTCTTTGCGCAGGATGAAATACTTCAAGGCATCAGTCAGGTTGGTGGATTCTTTAGGCAATCTATGTGCAGGCAGCTTATCTCCGGTCTTCTGTTTGACTATCACACTGGAGCTGTCCGGCCGGGTAGCCACCTTGGTTTCTGTCACCTCCATTTCCGACTTGAGATTCGGGCAGTTGTGCTGGTCAATCAACAGTGTAAACAACGTGCGCTCCAAGTTACCGCTGAGCAAGTCCATGAAGAACCGGTATTCCAGATTGCTACCGATGTTGCCCTGCCCCAAGCTCATCAGCTGTACCTGCCATCCAGTACGCCTGCCCTCCGCATCCGTCTCGATGTTCTTCTTTATCTGTGTGGCCATATCCGCACCCACCCCCTTGTAGTTGTTCATGGAGCGGTCATAATAAAGCTTCAGTATCTTGCGCTTGTGCGGCTTGAAATAATAGAGGAACTTATCGGCCAGCTCACGCACGGAGTTAGGCGGCAATGTATAGAGTTCTTTGAGTACACGCATCACACGCCCACTACGTTGCCCGAACACCATGGAAAGCATATTGCCGGAATCCATGCCTGCCTCCAACGGTTTATTCTTATCCAGGTACCGGAGCACCGTACAGTCCTGCTCCCACCCGAACGGGTGCTGCTCTATCACTTCATTCAGGAATCCGTCCGCATAGAAGTGCTTCATCGAGAGGTTGCAATAGAACATCTGGCTTGCCTCCAGCTTGGGGATAATGGAAAGGATGTTGCAAAGAATACCTTCCAGCCCTTCAGCGAATTCATCGCTAAACCAGTCTTCACCCAATATATCCACGTTGACATAGGAGGAAGAAATGAAAAAGAAGGATACGCCCCGGCGTGTCTTAATCCAGCGCTCCTCCCAGCGCTTCATATTCTTGCCAGCGAGTTCCATGGAACGTTCTGCCGTATCAAGCTTGGCCTGCAATGAACGATCTTTCCGGAAAGCATCTTTCAGTTCCTTGTACCGCTGCATAGCCGCCACATACTCTTTTTTCGTCTCGTTATAGACAAAGCCGGCCTGCAACATGAGAAGGATTTTCCGCTTGTCATTCTGCTTGGCCAGCTTGAGAATCCAGTCGTATTCACCCAGATGGTTCGGATTCGGCATGTCAGTAGTCAGTGTACGGCTGCGGTACCATACGCTATCACCATACTTGACCCGGAACCCACGCACGGCCTTCAGCAAGTTCGTGAACTTCTCTTCCGGGAAATACTTCACTTCATCACCGAACACCCCCACATAGGAACGACCGGCACCGATGGCCGGACGGTCCAAAGAGATGAAGGTGAAGTTGAAACCGGTGTAGAACACCATGGTATTGCGCCAGTCGGAACATACGTTGTACATGCGGTCGCGCCACTCTTTCGGCGGTTCTTGGTTCATAACATAATGGATGCCCTGCTCCCACCCCAGCTTCGACAATCCGTCCACCAGCGAGGGAACCACATTCTTATGCAAATCAGAATACGTATCGGCTACCCATGCGAACGGTGCACCAGGGCAGTCCTGCGCCACCTCCTGCACCCGTTCAGCCAACACCTGCACCGTTTTGGCTGATGCACGCCCGGCAATCCAATAGAGCGACCAGGGCTGCATCACTGCAATGAGCTGCGCCATCCAGTTGGAATAGCGCACCTCCACATCATCCGATATCTTTAGTTTTTTCTTCCTGGTCATCGAGCATCTCTTCTATATCAACATCAATTATATTGGCATCTCTCTTAAGACGAGTCTTCTCCCGTGCAGGAATATCCTGCATACCGTCAATCTGCGCCGCGAGCAGGTTACGGTTGGCAGAAGGCAATCCCACCGCATTCGGGTCGAGGTCATAGACCTTGATCGGTTTCTCATCCATCTCCTTCGGCTTTATCTGGTCGGGCTTATCCAACTGCTTGATTCTTGCCGCTTGTACCGTGAGATTGCCGTACACCTCCATATCTTTGGCGCTGGTGGCGTTCTGAAGTACCACCTGGGCCGCCTTCATCAGATTGTCATACATCATGTTACGGTGCGCATCATTCTCGATGGTATCACAAAGGTAGAACAGATTGATAGCCTCACTATACATCTGCCGGGCACGCATCCGTTCCACATTAAACGGTTCGTGCATCAGGAAAGCCACGGCATTATCCTTGCCATATTTACGGTTAATGCCTACCAGTGCATAGAGCACGTTGTAGTAATCCAGTTCCTCGTCCGTCAACTCCATGGTGCAGCCGGAGGCAAGGTAATCCTGCAAGGTCTCAAAGTAAGATTTATCGAACATCAGCCTATATCGTCATAAAATATCTTGTTAATGGAATTGCGGTACCCGGTCGCCTGACGAAACTTGTCGAACCGCTGTGCCTGGGTCACATTGTCACCGGTCTCCGCACTGGCGGCCATGGCCAGCCCCTCTTTGGCCCGTTGAAGCAGTTGCCCACGTTCATAATGGTATTTCAACGGTGAGCCTACCAAATTGAAGTACCAGAGGAAATCATTCTCCGGTACATGGTAATACATGGCAATCTGCCGCGGCTCATAGCCTATACCCGCCAACCGCTCGAACTCGTCCAGGTTGATACGGTCATACCATGCCGGGCTGTCACGCCACTTAACCAATTCGTCCGCTACGAAACTCATATACTTCTTTATTTTTAAGGAATACGTATTGTTCTTCCATCGCATTCTCGCCATAATTGCCGGAGCCTTCGACCACAAAGAAACCTGCCGATGTGTCCAGGCAGGTAATCTTTTTGTGGCTCCATGCAAATGAAAGCTCTATCTCTCCATCCTGATGGAGCTGCATCAACCTCTCGTATATCTTCGGCATACGAAACTTGATGGTCTCCGATATATGCAGATGAATACTGCCAATCAACCCTTTTTCACGCCAACGGAGCAACGCGTTGATGATACGCTCGTTGGTAGAATAGGTCGCTATATACAAGTGCCTCACCTGCCCGGCATTCTTAATCAGATAAACAATGAAAGTGAATGCCGTAAAGCTTTTCTTTGTCTCAATGAAAAACGCCTCATTCTCCCGTGGAAGCCGCCCACACAACTCTTTCAAACTGTTCAGCTTGAATGTCAACATGGTTTCAAACCGACGGGAGAAGAGGCGGGCATCAGACATTTCCCTACGCAATTCTTCAAGATTGAAGTAATAGCTCATTCCAATAATCTGTTAATGTCGGCCAGTTCCTTCTCATATCCCGCCAACCGTTCGCGACGGACAACATCCAAATGCGGTTTATCGCCTTTGGCTATCTCAGACCTGACCCGCCATATAT